GAAGACCGTCTTAAGTCTGCTCGTCGTGCATTGGTAGATAGTGGTGAGTACGCATTTTACAAGATTAACGTGCCAAATGCCACTAATCCAATGAACAAACCACAAACTGCTGTGCTTACTACTGCAGATAAGACAATTAAAGATGTCTATGACAACAAGGATAAGATTCGTTCTACCAAATATCGTGCAGATAGTGCTGGAACAACAAATATCCAAAAACTACAAGATGTAACTAGTATTCCATGGAACCGTTTACAAATTAAGTATGCTATTCCAGAGGGTGAGAAAGGTCACGGTACTGAGAAAGACGGAGAAACACAAGATGGTGTTATGTATATTCGTCCTGGCTCAAAAGATATCAACTTAGGAGGCAAGAAGTATGCCCAAGTTCGTATCGCTGTAGGTGACACTCACTATCTAAAAGGTATGGCTATTTATGGAGACAATAAGATGTTTCCAGACGGTGTTGATGTTATCTTTAACACGAACAAGAAGAAAGGTACACCTAAAGAGGATGTACTTAAACCATTGAATCTTATTGATGGTAAGATTAACCAAGATGACCCATTCTCTGCCGCAGTCAAACGACAACCACCTCTTCTAGATAAGAAAGGTAATCCTGTTGTTGATAAAGTTGCAACCGCTGCTGAAGAGAAACGTATCGGTCACAAACTTACAACTCCTATCTATAAAGTCGGCAAGGTTAATATTGTCAATGAAGAAGGAGATTGGAATGATTGGTCTAAGACATTATCATCACAGTTCTTGGCTAAACAACCTCGTCCTGTTGTTCGTGAACGTCTACGTGCTACATTAAAAGAACATGATACGGACTATGATGAAATCATGAAAGTGGATAACCCAATAGTTAAACGTAAACTATTGGAAGATTATATCCAAACTACCGAGTCTAAGGCTGTACATATTAAAGCCTCAGCTCCTGCTGGTTTCCGTGGTCATGTATTGTTACCTGTTCCTAACATGAAGGAGAACGAAGTATTCGCTCCTCGTTATGAAGATGGCACTCGTGTTATATTGGTGCGTTATCCACACGCTGGTCGCTTCGAAATCCCTGAGCTTATTGTAAACAACAAAGGCCCAGGTAAGAAACTAATTGGTGGTGATTCTCCTGATGCTATTGGTATTCATCCAAAGGTAGCAGGTAAACTATCAGGTGCCGACTTCGATGGTGACGTAGCTTATGTTATCCCTAACAATGAAGGTAAGTATAAGTCTGCTCCTATGCTCAAGGAGTTGAAAGATTTTGACCCTAAGAAGTACAAAGACCCAGAAGGTTCCTTCAAACCTATCAGTAAAGAGTATCAACAGAAACAAATGGGTATTGTATCTAATCTTATTACTGATATGACTTTGCGTGGTGCATCCAATGAAGAGTTAGCTCGAGCAACAAAACATTCAATGGTTGTTATCGATGCATATAAACATAAGCTTAACTACAAGCGTAGTGAAAAAGAAAACCGTATCCCTGAACTTCGCAAACAATACATGGAACACGTAGATAGAATTGATTACGATAAACTTTCTTATTACGATAAACGTACAAGAAAAGAATTAAAAATAACCGATTTAAATAAATTAAATAAAGATAAAGATGGTATATCTTTAGGTGCATCTTCTGTATTATCTCGTAGAAAACAAACAGTAAAAGTTGGTGGAGAGAATGTAGAAATCATTGACAAGAATGGTAAGAAGAAGGTCGTCAACCGTGGTGGCATCGACGTACCTATCACCTCTGTCATCAAGGATGCCTCAGTCTATCTCGGACCAAAGGCTGCTCCTGTAGAAAAAGAATATGTAGATTATATTAATAATCTTAAAGCTCGTCAAGCTAAAGCTGAGACAGAGCTTGCATCTATTAAGACTCCGAAGAAGAATCCTGTTGCTGCTAAGATCTACACTGATGAAGTGAACTCTCTCAACGAGAAGGTCAAGCTAGCCAAGCTTAATAAACCTAGAGAAAGACAAGCACAGATTCTAGCTAACTCTAACATACAACGTGAACTTGATAGAGCTACAGCAAATGGAGAAGAATTATCAAAGGCTGATGTTAAGAAGCTTAGAGCTAAAGCAATTACTGCAGCCCGAGAAGAAGTAGGTGCACACAGAAATCCTGTTAAGATTACTGATATTGAGTGGGATGCAATACAAGCTAATGCTATCTCTACTACTAAGCTACAGGAACTCATCAAGTACATGGATAGTGACCAACTCAAGAGCTTGGCTACACCACGTCCTACTACTACACTCTCTAAAGCTAGGGCTGATAGAGCGGCTGCTATGATAGCGAATGGTCACACCTATGCTGAGGTTGCTAAGCAACTTGGCGTTAGTACCTCTACTATCAACCGCTACGTCAAGGAGTCCTAGTCACTACAGTCTAGTACTACACTACACTACTACACTGTACCACTATTACTACACTAAGGAAGGAGCGCACAGTCATGGCACTGACTACTAGTGACAACCCTTACTCACCACTAGACCAGTACGAACAGTGGGTAGAGTGGGATCACGAGCATGGCTACTACCTCGACCGCTACCTCGCTCGCATCTACGACACCAAGCTAGGCGCACAACCATGGTTGAACGATGACGAGGCATGGGCACTGGCAGAGGCAGAGGTCCTAGAGCACAACATCTGGGGTAACATTGTGTACGTCCCATCACCTAAAGAGGATGATGAACCACAACAAGAGCTACAATACGATGCAGATGGTGACCTCATCTATACAGATGATTAATCATTAACCCAGACCATAAGGGGGGGTCGAAAAATTAACCACCCTCCCGTCATCGTCCGGGCTCTCAAAAATTTCCCCGTTGCAAAAATTTGAAAACTGATTTTAGGTCTATACCTATTTCAGTCATGCACACTAGCCATATTTACAGGTCTAAACACACTATGTAAGCAATACTGTGTTAAAAAAAAAACAATGCGGGTTTCATCCTTTCTCCGTACGTTTCATTCCTTCTGAGTTAAATTTGGGTTTTATTATGCTGGTTCTATGTCGTTGGTACGGCTAGTGTGTGTGGTTGAGATAGGTATGTCTCAAAAACTATACTAAAAGTAAGGAGAAACCCATGTATAATCACTATAAAGTGATTGCACCAGCAGGTGTAATTGTACGTAAAGCACCAGTAGACGACACAACAAGTGAGGATGTACTTCCTGAAGGTACACAGTTCAAAGGTCGTGAAACTGCTGATGGTAAATTCATCGAACTCCTACAAGGTGGCTTTGTTGCTAACTCAGAATTCTCTGTAGAACAAGTCTATCTTGCAAGCAAGGAAGCTGACGCTGAATAGGAGCTAGAGTATGGATGAAACACTACAACCAAAATTCCAGGGACGGACCCCTGAACAATATGACAAGAAGATGCAAGCACTCGCAATGCAAGTATCCGAAGAGCGTCTCCGTAATGGTGAAGCAAGTTCAGCCGAAATTGTGTTTTGGTTAAATCGTGCTTCCCCTACTAATCAACTAAAAGAAGAAAACTTAAGACTACAGAACGAAATGCTCCAGGCTAAAACTGAAGCTATCAACTCTGAACGTAAGTCTAACGAGGCGTACACGGAGGCAATGCGTGCTTTCGCTGGATATTTACCTTCACACGACAAGGAAGAAGGAGACGATTGGCTTGAAGGAGAATTCATGGAAGGTTAGGTCAGCAGAACTAGCCCTCAAACAGGAAGACTGGAATGCTAGACTAGAATATCTAATACTATTAGATGGTAATGCTACTTCTCCACGTCACATGTCTAATCGTTTCTACAAGTCGCGTGAATGGATGCGCGTGCGAGATGAAGTCATCGAACGAGATTTAGGTTGCGACCTTGGTATTTTAGGATTACCAATCGAAGGGCCTATTATCGTTCACCATATTAACCCTTTATACGAGGAGGATATCGAGAATTGGAATGTCGAGAAACTCTTCGATAAAGACAACCTAATCTGTTGTTCTATTGCGACACACAACACAATCCACTATGGTAAGCCCAAAGAGGAAGAGTATGTCGAAAGAACACCAGGCGATACAATTCTATGGGGTAAATAAATGTCATCTATTTTACAAGATGTTGTCGAACGAGCCCCATCGTTGACAAAAGATTTGGTTGTTGATGGTCAATACGTCTTCTCTCTTGAATCGCTAATCTCAACAGCGTTCCTTACACTCAAACAAAATGGTTTGGTAATGGAACAACCTGAGTGGACTGGTGATTGGGACAAAGACGTCAAAATGGAATGGGAAGATGTCGACAATGAAAATCTATTGGAAACAGGTAAACAATATGTCGTCCAATATATTATGTTGATGTTTGACCCACCACCATCACAACAACAATCAATCTTAGAAAAATCGCTTGAGCATTTACTATGGAGGATTAGAATGGAGGTGGAGAATGGTGAAAACTAACTCTATCAACGAAGTCCTCATTTCTGCTCAACAACAATCTCAGGATGACCTTCTACATTATGGTATCCTGGGTATGAAATGGGGTAGACGTAAAGGTCGTTTTAGTGGTTCTTCAGGAGCAATGCGTAATCCTAAAACAGGTGGTATTCTACGTAAGTTCCGTAAGAAAGACCCTAACGACCAAATCGCCGCACAACAACACCAAGACCCTCGTCGTAAACGTAATGTTAAGAAAGTTAACGACCGAATGCGTGAAGACCAGTTTATTTACGAGTATGAGCATCGCGACCGTATGAGCACTAGAGCAATTAAAGCTCGTAACGAACGTATTAAAGCTGAACGCGAATTCGAGTCCTTGGTATATTCTCCACAACGAGAACGTGCAAAAGCCGAACAAGCTAAGAAAGAGCGTCGTAAGAAAATTCTTACAACTGCTGCTCTTGTTGGTATGGAAGTCGCAGCCGATTATGGTTTGGAAAAGATGTTCTATCGTAATGGCGTTAAACCTGAAGCCTACGGTGTTTCATACGATAAAGATGCCAAGTCATACAGTGGTAATCCTAAGAATATCAAACGTTACAAACAAGACAGAGACGTGTATGAAAGTCTCAAATCTAGTAACGATATACTTAAAGGCGCTGCTAAATTCTATAGCGACTTCAACAAGAAAGCCAATGGTAATTAACGGAGTAACTTATGTTATCTAATACTACGGTCCCGAAATATTATGGCGAGTTTCGCGACTCAGTTTTAAGAGGCGAGACTAGAGTATGCGAGAACATCTCACTCCAAATGAACAGGATTGATGATGACATCGCTAATCCTGAGTATTTCTACGACCCAAATGCCATTGATGGATATGTCCGTTTCTGTGAAGCTGAACTGACTCTAACTGATGGTACTGACTTGACTCTGCTCCCAACATTTAAGATGTGGGCTGAAGACTTATTGTCGTGGTACTACTATTCGGAGGAAGACACAATCGACCCAGCTACTGGTCGTCGAATTACAGTTCGCAAGAAGCGACGTCTTCGTAACAAACAGTATTTAATTATCGCTCGTGGTAATTCAAAATCACTTTACGAGACAACTATCCAAGCATATGGTCTATTAACTGATACAAAGACAACACAACAAATCACAACGGCTCCTACAATGGCTCAAGCAGAAGAGGTTATGATGCCTTTCTCAACAGCTATTGCCAAGTCTCGTGGTCCGTTGTTTTCTGTATTGACTGATGGTTCTAACAAATCACGCTCACAGTATACACAAGCTAAGTTGGCATCAACTAAGAAGGGTATTGAGAATAAGATTACCAATTCGTACGTCGAAATCAGACCAATGCGTATTGATAAATTACAAGGTTCTCGTGCTAAGTATGCTACTGTCGATGAGTGGCTCTCTGGTGACGTTAAAGAGGACGTTATCGGTGCACTAGAACAATCAGCAGCCAAGGGTGGTGTAGATGATTATATTATCCTGGCAGTATCCTCTGAGGGTACCGTTCGTGACTCTGTAGGTGACTCAATCAAAATGGAATTATTAAAAATCCTACGAGGCGAATACGAAGACCCTCATACATCAATATGGTATTATCGTCTAGATGACTTGAACGAAGTGAATGACCCTTCTGCCTGGATTAAAGCAAGTCCTAATATTGGAGTAACTGTATCCTACGACGCTTACATGCGTGACGTTAAACGTGCTGAAGCCAACCCAGCTACAAGGAATGATATCCTTGCTAAGCGATTTGGTATTCCCGTTGAAGGTTACACTTATTTCTTTACTTATGATGAGATCCAAAAACACGCTTATCAGAACTATGACAAACTGCCATGTTCTATGGGTATGGACGCATCGCAAGGGGATGACTTCTGGGCATTTACTTGGGTATTTCCTTTGGGTGGAGAGAGATTTGGTATCAAGACAAGGTCTTATGTATCTGAGTCTAAGTATCGTAAACTCCCTTCAGCAACAAGGTTTAAATACGACGAATTACAACAAGAAGGGACTTTGGTAATCATGCCTGGTTCGCTCTTGGATTGGGTGGCAGTATACGAAGATGTTCGTGATTACATTCATGTGCATGACTGGGCTGTTCTGTCATTCGGGTTTGACCCTTACAACGCTGGAGCTTTCGTTGACCGTTGGTGCATGGAAAACGGCGAGTATGGTGTTGAAACAGTACGACAAGGTGTTAAGACTGAGTCTGTACCGTTGGGTGAAATCAAAGCACTTGCAGAGGCTCGTATGTTGATATTCGACGAAGAGCTGATGAAATTCGCCATGGGTAATTCTGTAGCATTACAGGATAACAATGGTAACTACAAATTAGATAAGCGTCGCTCTGATGAGAAAATCGATAACGTGGCTGCTCTTATGGATGCCTGGGTTGCGATGACTCGTAATAGAGAGATGTTTATGTAGAAAGGTGAACATATGTCGACTTTGCTACATTCGTACAAAACGTACGAGTCTGCGAACGCGATGGGTAATGGTAGTTTCACAGTCGAACCTGGTTCCAATTGGCAATCGATTTCGACATATCATTCTCCTTCGTACATTCAATCAATGAACACCTCTTACGGTAGTGATTTGATTAAATCTATTATCAACCGTATTGCTATCGATGCATCTACAGTTGAATTCAAACACTTGAAGATTGACGCTCTTACGAAAAATCAAAATGAAATTAAATCTGGTTTGATTGACTGTCTTACCTACAAGGCTAACATTGACCAAACTGGACGAGCATTCATTATTGATTTGGTGTGGTCTTTACTTGATGAAGGTGTTATCGCAATTGTGCCTACTGTCACTGATAAAATCATGGATGGTGAGAAGACATTTGATGTGGAGTCTGTTCGTGTGGGTAAAATTACACAATGGTTCACTGATGCTGTCAAGGTACGATATTACAACGAGGACACTGGATTAGAGTTCGAACAATCTCTGAAAAAAGAAGACGTAGCTATTATCGAGTCACCCCTCAGTGGAATCTTACAAGATAGCAATCAAACGTTACAACTTCTCAAACAGAAGATTAACTTGATGAACTCGGAAGATAGAAATGCTGCCGCTGGTAAGATTAATGGTTTTATCCAATTCCCTTATCAGACAAATTCTGATTACCATCAGAAACAAGCAGACAGACGTCGTAAACAGTTGGAACAAGAAATGAGTAAATCTGCATACGGATTAGCTACATTGGATAACAATGAGAAATTCATTCCAACTGGCGGTAATATCCAGAATAACACTCTTGAGGATATTAATAAACTTAAGCAAGATTTCTACAACCAGATTGGTATCACTGAGAATATTATCAATGGTACTCAGTCTGGGGCAGAGCTTAACCTTTATTACAACCGAGTTATTGATCCAATTCTACAAGCTATTGTGGATGCGGTTAATGTTGCTTTTATTAGTAAAACTGCTCGTACTCAAGGGCAAATTGTTCAGTTCTATCGAGACCCATTCAAGATTCTTCCTATTGAACAACTTGCCAATACTGCAGACTTGTTCTCTCGTAATGCAATCCTTACACCTAACGAGATTCGTCAATTCATTGGTAAAGAACCCCACCCTAATCCATTGGCTGACCAACTTTACAACCGTAATATTGCTGATGGTAATCAAATGGGTGGTATTGCAACTGCTGGGCAAGGAGCTGACCCCGCCATGGGTGAAGATGACCCTAGTCAGTATGTCTATCAAGACGAGAACGGTAACTTTGTAGACTATCAAGGTAATCCTGTTGATGAAGCAGGTAATCCCATTAGGAGGTAATAATGGAGAAACAAGAATGGTCAGTAAGAGATATTGACCCTAACAACGAGATTCTCCTTCATGGCGGTAAATGGTCTGAAGAGGCTAAACGTCGTGTAAGCGAAGCTCGTCGTGCTGGACGTTCTGTTATGGACATGTTTGGTGACCTGTACAAGAAGTCTGAGAAGACTGTAAGTTCAGCAGCCAAAACAGCATCCAATATGGTTCGCCCTACAGCTAAAGCTGTTTCTAAGACAGCAAGTAATCTTATCCGAGTTGCTAAGAAGACTGTATTTCCTACTACTTCTAAAACAACAACTGGTACTCTTGGTAAGAAATCTGGCGATAAAGCTTTGGCTTCTGCTGGATATAAGAAGCGTAAAATTGATAAAAAACTTGTAGCACGTATTCAAGACAAACTTGATAGACGATACGGTCAAGGTAAGTACAAGAAATCTGAATCTCAGAAGCTCGATGAAAAACGTGGTAAAGCCATGGACAAACGCGAGAAGCGTAATCGTAAAGCAGCTAAATCTGAAAAAGATAAAATGCGTAAGATTGATAACGCTCGTGGTAAAGCTATGGATAAACGCGAAAAACGTAACAAGACACGTAAGAAAGCTGAAGAGTCTGTAGCTAAAATCAAACGCAATGAAACGCGTAGAGATATTAAAGCTAAACGGAAATCTGATAAGAACCGTTCTCGTGATGTTATCGGTGAAAACACTCGTGAGAAATTCCGTAACGGTGATATGAAGTCTGGTAACGATGCTCTTATCCGTAAATACAAGGGTAAGATGAAAGACCATATGTCTAAGTCACCTGATGAGCGTCGTAAGAATTCTAAGCAGTATAATGAGTGGAATCAACGTGTTAAAGATCTTGAAGCGGAGAACAAACGAATTGGTTCTCGAAATAAAGGTTCTAAACTTGAAGAGAACAACACTCGTAAGATGGAGAACATGTACGAATCTGGTAAGAATGCTAGTGAGTCTGTTCGTCGTCGTAACTCTGCTCGTACTCGAGATTTGGAAAATGAAAACGAATCTTACTACAAACGTAAGAAACGTAAAAACAATATCCAACAATCTGCAACTTTTGATTATCAAGCTGCTATATCTACTGCCTCTAAAAAAAAAATCAAAATGAAATAAAACATCACGGTGTTATCGGTATGAAGTGGGGTTTTAGAAGAAAATCATCAGTATCTCCTCAACAGAAACAATTTAGTAAAAAGATGAACAAACTCTCTAAGAAGAGAGAACGTGCAGACTACAAACTAATGCGTCGATTTGAGAAAGATAAAGATTTCAAATCCCAAGCTGAAAAGTCTGGGTACTACAACATTTCTAAAACTTCGCCAGATAGAACTTACGAATTCTATAAGATTGTAGCGACCAACAAAGGTAATCTTGCAGGACGTTACTACAAGATGGATACTAAGATGAACGCTAAGTATCTTAAACGTAAACACAACATTATCAGAGGTATCAAATGAAACCACAAAATTACGATTTCGCTGGTTGGGTTACGAAGAATGACCTCAAATGTTCAGACGGTGTAACAATCCGTCATGGAGCCTTCTCTGGATTGTCTGGAGAAAAAGTACCATTGGTTTGGCAACATTCTTACTCTCAACCAGGAGATACAATCGGATATATCCTTCTTCATTCAAACGATCAAGGTGTATACGGTTACGGGTATCTCAATGAAACAGAACGTGGTCAGGATGCCAAAGAACTTTTGCGACACGGAGACGTGAACCAAATGTCAATTGGCGCTCGTAAAATCCAAAAGAGTGGACAAGACGTAATTCATGGAGAAATCTATGAAGTGTCACTAGTACTCAAGGGCGCAAATCCTGGTGCTGTCATCGAAGAGGTTCTTACTCACGGTGACGGACAAGTCGGCGATGAGATTTTCATCACTACAGGTCTGACACAAGACTTGTTGAAACATTCCAACTCGGAGGAGAAACAAATGGCGACTATTGGAGAAGTAATTGATACTCTCACAGAAGACCAAGCCGAAGTAGTCACTAATATGCTTGAGAATGGTGTTGAATCACTTACACCACAAGATGCTGAGGTTATTGAAACTCTTAGTGATGAACAAGCTATGGCTATCAATATCATCCAATCTGTTGCTGGTGAAATCGAAGAAGATGAATTGGCTAACTCTAGCCTAGATGAATTCGAACCAGTAGACGATGAAGATGAAGAAGTTGATGAACTCGAAGCGTCTGAAGACGAGTCTGAAGATGATTCTGACGACGAAGCCGACACAGACGAAGAAGAAATCGAACATTCAGGAGTAGACATGAAACAAAATCATTTCAATCAAAATGGAATTGAAGAACAAGACACTTTGACACATGCTGCACAACTTGCTGATGTAGCTGTACGTGAAGCAGCAGCTCTTGGTACAGGCTCAATTAAAGCAGCCTTGGCTGGTGTAGATTCATCTGGTGAATTCTTGCAACACGGTATCTCTAACATTGATATCTTGTTCCCAGCAGCACAATTGCAAAAAGGTATTCAAGCTTACAATCCTAACGCTAAAAACGTTGAAACAATCCTCAACAAATTCAGTGCTGTATCTTCACCAAATGTTAAAAACATTTATGCTGACTTGACAGAAGAACAAGCTCGTGCTCGTGGTTACATCAAAGGTAATGAAAAACTTAATCAACGCCTTATCAGCTTGTACTATCGTACAACTACACCACAAACTGTCATCCACAAAACAGCAATTGACCGTGATGACGTAATCGATATTCGTGAAAACGGTATTGATGCAGTTTCATTCTTGAAACAAGTACAATCAATCAAGTTCAAAGAAGAGCTCGTACGTGCTGCTATCTTTGGTGATGGACGTGAAGCCATTGTTGGCGGTAAACCAAACAAAGAAAAGATTAACGAAGAACATATTCGCCCAATCACTAAAGACGATGATTTCTTCACAATCAAACTTACTTCACAAAACTGGATGTCTGTTGTTGATGATGTAATCAAGACTCTTCCTGGTTACCAAGGCTCTGGTTCTCCATCACTTATCATCAACCCATTCGACCTTTCTAAACTTAAAACTCTTAAAGACAAGAGCGGTCGTTACTTATATGGCGCATCAAGCGATGGCAATCGTCTTGCAACTAACTCAGACCTTGCATCTTACTTCGGATGTTCTGAAGTAATTGAATTCCGTGATATGCCTCAAGGTAAATTCTTGAGTGGTAACTTGAATGACTACGTATTCGGACAATCTCAAGGTGGACAAGTTGTAACATTCGACGATTTCGATATCGACTTTAACCAAATGAAATACCTTATGGAAGCACGCCTTTCAGGTGCTATCATGATCCCACGTGCCTTCATCTTTGTAACAGTTACAGATGCTGAAGCAACTAACGAAGATATGCTTAAATTCCGTAAAGATGCCCTTAAGACAAAACCTAACTGGGTTGAAAAACAAGACAAACCTGGTGACAAATACTTGTCTAAACATTCAGACGCTGACGAAGCTGCGAGCCCTGCATCAGGAACTCCAGGCTCTACAGGACGTACAGGCGGCTAATTTCAAAATGGAATATAGGAGAGTAGCATGAGGACAACTATTGATATCTTAGTTCGCGGTATTGAAGAGACAGAGGTTAAACCTGGTGTATATTCGTACGAGTACACACGATATCGAAAGGTCCCTGCTAACATCGTCGAAAATAGACGCTATGATATTTCTGATTCACAACGAATTAACGAGAATATTAAGTCTAACTTCGACTTCTCTTTTGTATTCGCTAACGATGATACAGACCGTGTTAATCGTATCTGGTATCTTATTTACAAGAATCAAGTGTATTCTGTAAGTAAGATTCTCAATTACCCACCTCGAGTACGCATTGTACCAGATGGTATCATGAGTCTCGATGATTTAAACGAATTGGGGGTAGTAATCAAAGATTATGACAAGAACACACACTGAACTCATCGAAGAACTTAAGACGATTTGCCCAAGGGTTTACTATCAGAAACCTGATGGTTCTCAACTAAAATTCCCTTGTATTGTTGTTGAAAAGAACTACCTAGATGTAGAACAAGCAAACAATAAAGCTTATCGTACTAACAGGTCTTATATTGTTAATTTCTTTACAAGGATGGACGATGCCTCTATTGAGGATGCCATGCTTGATAAATTCCCTTATGTGCGTCTAAACAACTACGATGTGGATGATGGTCTATATCAAGAGACGTATCGAGTATATTATTAGAGAGGTTATTATTTCTATGGCAAAATTGCTTTGGGACCAAACTGGTCAAAAAACTTACCAAACAGGGGTTGACCGTGGTGTACTTTTCCCTATGGCCGCTGGTGGTACATACGAAAAGGGTGTAGCTTGGAATGGTTTGACTAAAGTGTCTGAATCACCAGATGGTGGTGACGCTACAGCCAAATACGCAAACAATGGTAAATACTTGAACCTTATTGCGAAAGAATCATTCAAGGGTTCTATCTCAGCTTACACTTATCCTGATGAATTTGCAGCTTGTCTTGGTGAAGTTGATGCTGTTGCAGGTGTTAAACTTACTGCACAAACTCGTAAATCATTCGGTTTCGCATACCGTACTCTTATCGGTAACGATACTGAGTCTACAGGTCACGGATACCTTATCAACTTAGTATACAATGCTACTGCAGGTGTTGCATCTAAAGACTTTGAAACAATCAATGACTCACCAGATGCTATCGAATTCTCTTGGGACTTCACTACAACTCCAGTAGACACAGGTGTTGACAATACTCAATCAATGGCTCACATTATCATCGACTCTACTAAGCTTGTAGCAGACAAACTTAAGAAAGTCGAAGAAGCTATCTACGGTACAGATAATGCTGACCCTAAACTTCCTACTCCAAAAGAACTTATGGTTCTCCTTGGCGTAGTTACTGGTTAAAATTCAAAATGAACTTGTTTTTATAAGAAAGGATTAAATCAATGATTGTTAAAGAAATTACTTACGTAGAACCACTCTCTGGTGAAGAACTCACTGAGAAGTTTTACTTCCACATTAATAGTGCCGAAGCACTTCGTATTATGGGTCGCTCAGGAAATCGAGACTGGGAGACTTATGTTAAAGACGTTGCGGCATCAGGAGATGCAGACCGCATCATGGACTTCATCGAGCAATTTGTTTCTATTGCCGTTGGTTACAAGAATGCAGATGGACGCTTTAGTAAGACGAAAGATTTTCGCGATGAATTCCTAGCGTCTGAAGCATACGGTAAATTGTTCGTGGACTTCATCCAAGATGAGAACTTTGCACGTAAATTCTTCGCGCAATTAATTGACGAAGGCCGTTCAAATAAAGACAAGGGTCACAATTCTCAGCTTGAGACAGTTGCCAATAAAGGTAACCGTCAACAACGTCGTAGTAAAAAATAATAGGTGACATGTATGCTTGAGATAGTTACGGAGGAGATTTATGACGAAACAACGGGCATGATTCTCCCAGGAAGAGTATACCATTTCGAGCATTCGTTGTTAGCTATTAGTCAATGGGAGATGGTGTTTAAAAAACCATTTCCCTTTTTAAATGGCTTGCAGGTGGAACCTATTGAAGTGTTAGCTTATGTCCAATTAATGAATTTAGATAAGACAGGGTTCGACATAGACAATTTGTCCGAATCCAATATAAAGGAGATAATCGAATACATCAATAGTAGACCTACTGCAACTACGATTTCTTCATCGGGAGAAGGTGGTCGTCGTATACTAACATCAGAGGTAATCTATGCGTATATGGCGAATGCACAAGTACCATACAGTTGTGAAACATGGAATATCCATAGACTTCTTGTATTGCTTGGGGTTATAGGTGAGTTAAACGCACCTAAGAAGAAACGTAGTAAAGAAGAAACTGCACGCATGTACAAAGACTTGAATGCTAAACGACGTGCTGAGATGGGGACTACAGGTTAATTCAAAATGAAATATTCAATGTCATCAGATAGTAAGTTTCAGAACCTATTCGACGACTTTAAAAAAGAAACTGATATGGCGAAAATCTATACAGTAGTTGATGCTGAAACTCAAAAAGCTTATGACGACGTTGTTGAGAGCACTCCTGTTAGGTCGGGCTTGACTAAGTCGTCATGGAGTAGACGAATTACGATGAGTAAAGACCAGATAGATGTTATCTTCGAAAACTCACATAAAGCTAAGAATGGTAAACCTATTGTTGTATATGTGGTGAATGGACACTACACTCGTACTGGAGGTTACGTTAGACCAAACGACTTTGTGTCTCCTAGAACTGACAGTATAACAAGTAATATTGCAAAAGGTTTGTCGGGAGGGAGTAGTTAATGCCTAGTTCTGTAGTAAAAGAACAGATTTATAAACTTAAACTCGACGCCGCTGATTTACAACAGAAACTTCAAAATGCCATTAAAGATGTTGGTAACTTCCAACAAAAGATGGACTCAATCAACGGTAAATCTGTTGATAATGTTGAGAAATCGACAGGTTCTCTGTCAAGTAAACTTGCAGGTCTAGTCTCACATGTCCCAATTCTTGGTAACATTGTGGAGAAGATGACAGGTGTCGGTAATGCATCCAACACTGCAGCATCTGCTGTGGGTAGAGTTGGAGAAAATGCTGGCTCTGGATTTGGAGCGATTCAATCTGGAGCATCAAATGCTAAAAACTCAATGGAACAATTGGGTTCTGGCGTTGAGGGTGTTAAAGGTAAATTCTCAATGCTGGAAGGTATTGCAACGGTGGCTTTGGGTAATATTGCATCTCGAGCAATCACTGCTGGAGCGTCGTTGTTAAGTAAATGGACTGTCGCTCCTATTGTCCAAGGTTATCAAGAATATGAACGAGAACTCGACTCAACTCGTATCTTGGTTGCTGCCTTGGGTAAAGAAGAACAAGACCATATTACAGAGACTATGCGTGAGTTGGAGCAATATGCTAAGACTACCAAATACAACTCACAACAAATGAACTCATCATTAGCACAATTTGTTAATGCTGGTATTGATTTGGATAAAGCCAAAACGGCTTTGAAAGGGTTTGGTAACTTGGCAGCCTCTGCAGGTGCTAGTACTCAAGCATTTGGTACAGCCTTACAATTTGGCGTTCAACAAGCCCTACAAATGGGTTATATGAACCGACAAAACTGGCAGTCGTTAGAAACTGCCCAATTGGCAACCAAAGGGTATAAACAAGCAGTAATTGATGCCGCGGTTGCTCAAGGTCCTCTAACACAAGCACAA